CTCTTACTGCTGGTAGAACATTAACTCTTGATATGGTTAATGCTGCGAGATCTATTAAACTCGCAGGTAATATTGACATTGCTGGTAACTTAACTACTGCTGGTGCGTTTACTACTGCTGGCGCATTTGGTGTAACATTAACAGCAACAGCAACTACTTCTGTTACATTACCAACAACTGGTACTCTTGCTACTTTAGCTGGTTCTGAAGCATTAAGCAATAAGACAATTACTGCTTCTAGTTTTGCTGGTTCAGTTGCTGCAACTACACTTTCTGCTTCTGGTGCGGTAACTTTAACTTCAACAACTGATGCTACTGCTCTTGGTACTGCTGCGGTTGTATTGTCTGGTGGTTTATCAGTTGCTAAAGCAATCTTCGTTGGTACTAACATCACTGGTGCTGGTGCAGCAACTTCTACTCTAGATGGATTTAACATCGATGGTGGCACTTATTAAAATGTACTAAATACATTAGTTGCTGGGATTTTTATCCCAGCTTAACCTTTTTAGGAAGATGAATGAGTAATCAAATTGTACTCAAAAAGTCATCTGTTGCGGCAAAAGTTCCGCTAACTACTGACTTGGCATACGGTGAAATGGCATTAAACTATGCTGATGGTAAACTGTATTTCAAAAACTCTTCCAACGCAATAAATTTTCTTGGTTCATCTTCTGCAACCGAGACTCTCACAAATAAAACCCTTTCCTCTCCAGTCCTATCAGGTACAATAACAATTAATGGTACTACAGGAACTTCAGGACAGGTTCTCGTATCTACTGGCTCTGGTATATCTTGGAGCACTCCAAACGCTGGATCTTTATCTACACTATCTGATGTAGTTATTAGTAGCCCAACTGCTCAGCAGGTTCTTAAATATAATGGAACTCAATGGGTTAATGCTGCTTCTGATACAGCTGTAGCGTCTGCAGTTTTTGCTCCACAGGCAACATCAGATCTTGGATCTGTTGCAGATAACATTATTGGAATTCAAGAAGATCTTGGTTTAGTGACAGGATCAAATTCATACATCTACGATATGGGTCAATTAAAACTTGACGGTATCGCATCGCTATCGAACATTGACCAATCTGTTAAAGCAGATTATATTGGTTATGCAATTATTTTTGGATTTTAAGAGGATATAAAATGGCTCGTCAATTAGTTGAGAAATATATTTTTACACCTGGAATTGCCAATGTGGGCACTATTAAATTTCCAGGAAAGTGTGACGCAACACAACTATTAATTATTGCAAATAAAACTCAACAAGATAATATTTACGCAATCGGCGATCCTACTCGTTCTGGAACAGTATCATTTGATCCAGATGATAACACAACTTTTTATTCAGAACAGACTGGTGTTACTACAGTAACACTTAGTAGAGATACTTCTGGAATGCTATCATCAGATAAGGTAGCGATCTATACTGATGCTCCAAAACAAGTTGGTAATATTATTCGCCCATATGCTTTCGGTGTAGATGCTATTGAAAGAATGCGTGTTTCAAATCCACAGTCGCTAATTGATGCTGACTTTGAATATGGTCTGCAGACAACTAAATGGCAAAACTATATGGATGTACGAAATATTGCAGGTTTGTATGAGAAACCAGGTCTTGATTTATTTGTATCAGATATTACCACTGATGGTGGAACTCCTTCTATTATTACAGTTACTACTAGTGTTGCTCATGGATTAACTACTAATACTCCAGTTTTTATCTATGGGCTTGGTAATGCTTCTAACTATGCTCGTGCTGAAGGATCTTTTATTATCAATTCGGTTCCAACATCAACTACCTTTACCTTTTACTGTAAAGGTATCGTAGGAACAAATGGACAATCAATTTTTACTGGATCGACTTATGGTCGTCGTGGTGGTTTCTATGCTGGCGCTGCATTACCTGTTTCAAGTATCACTTCTGATGGTGCAAACCCTTCTGTTATAACTGTAACTTGCTCTGCCAATCATGGATTAGTTCCAGGTGCACCTTTAATGAATGTGATTTCTTCTGCTGGAACTAATCATAGTTTAATATCTGGTAACTTTTTTGCAGAACAAGTACCAACTTCTACTACTTTTAAATTTACTGCTCGTGTGGGTGGTGCAGTAACATCTGCTGGTATAACTGGCAGTGTTTATGTAAGAACAGATGCCTTTGCTATTCATCGACCATTTGATGGCGGTGTTTCTCTTGGACCATTTTTACCATCTCATGGAGCATCAATATCTCGTCAGACTAAAAAATATATGCGTTACCAATCTGGTAAGGGTGTTCTTTGGACTTCTGGTGTTTTATTTAATCCTGTTTTAAACCTTGACCAGATTTCTGCTTCTGGAACTGGTGCAGGATCAACAGTAACAGTTACCTGTGAACAGGATCATGGTTTACAGGTAGGCGCAACAGTTATTATTTCTGGTGTTGTAACATCAGGATATAATGGAACCTATGGTGTTAATACAGTTACTAATGAAAATACATTTACATATTCGGCATCTAATATATTAGGTTCTTCTACTGCAGTTATTACTAATATACCTCGTGTTACAATTAAAAACTGGCACGGAGCATCTGTTCGTGTTGGTCCATTTGATGATCAAAACGGATTATTCTGGGAATATGATGGCAAAGAATTAGCAGTAGTTCGTCGTTCTGCTACATATCAGTTATCTGGATTAGTTTCTGTTGTTGCTGGGTCACAAACTGTTACTGGATCTTCTTGTCGTTTCACGCAACAATTAAAGGTTGGTGATAGAATTGTTATTCGTGGTATGACCTATATGGTTGGTACAATCACTAGTGATAATGCATTAACAATCAACCCAGAGTATCGTGGTATGAATAACTCCTCTGGTATTAAAATTTCTACTATTATCGATCAAAGAATTCCGCAGTCTCAATTTAATATTGATAAGATTGATGGTACAGGTGTTTCTGGTTATAATATTAATCTGAATAAAATGCAAATGATGGGTATTTCATTCTCTTGGTATGGTGCAGGTTTTATCGATTTTATGGTTCGTGGTGGTGATGGAAATATGATTCTTGTTCACCGCATGAAACAAAATAACTTAAATGATGAAGCATATATGCGATCAGGAAACACTACTGTTCGATATCAGGCTATTAATGAATCTATTATAGGTAGATTGGCTTCTACTATTAATAGTTCTACCACTTCTATTCCTCTAGTTGATGCTTCTCGATTCCCTACTACTGGCGGTACAGTTCTTATTGAAAATGAAGTTGTGAATTATACTGGTATTTCTGGAAATAATTTGACTGGGTGTACTCGTGCAGCTTCGTTCCAGATGTTTATTGGTGGTTCTAATAAAACATTTACTGCAGGAACTGCAGCATCTCATGACGCAGGTAATGGATATCAGTCTGTTATTCTTATTAGTTGTACAGCAGCACCAGTTATTAACCACTGGGGTTCTTCTTACATTATGGATGGTGGTTTTGATAGCGATCGTGGTTACTACTTTAACTATGCCAATGTCAATACAGCATTAACTGGCAATCAATCTAAAACAGTATTCTTTTTAAGATTGGCTCCATCTGTTTCTAACTCTATTGCTGGTGCATTCGGTGATAGAGATCTTATTAATCGTTCACAATTATTGTTACAAAAACTACAAATTACTGCTACACAGAATGTGCAAGTTTCTGGAATTTTGAATCCAGGTAATATTGATGCATCATCGTTAACTTGGCAATCTGTTAATACTGTAGCATTAGGTTCACAACCTTCATTTGCTCAAGTATCAACAAGCGTTACTACTGAAGCAACTCCAGGTGAGCAGGTGTTCTCAACACTGGCTCAAATTAATGGTTTTGCTGAAATTGACTTATCATTATTAAAAGAATTATCCAACTCTGCTATTGGAGGATATAGTAATTATCCAGATGGACCAGATGTCTTGGCTATTGTCGTTAAAAACCTTTCGTCTTCTTCAGCTACCAGTAATGTGAACTTATTCTGGTCAGAAGCGCAAGCATAAATATACAAAAAGGATTGTTATAAATGGCAACACAAGTACAATTTAGAAGAGGTACAACTACCCAAAATAACGCATTCACTGGTGCAATTGGAGAACTCACATACGACACAGATATTAAAACTCTTCGTATCCATGATGGCTCTACGCAAGGTGGAGGCTCTGTCGTTGTCACTTTAGCATCTACGCAAACTCTAACTAATAAAACAATTGGCTCTGGTTCTAGTTGGACTGGCTCTGCTATTGGTGTTGGATACGGTGGAACTGGTGCAGCACTAACTGCAGTTGCTGGGGGTGTTGTATATTCTGG